GATGCTCTGAGTGCTGTTGTTGATGAAAAACTGGCTAGTTTTGCTACTTCAATCAAGGAAGAAGTTGAAGCCTCTGTTCAGGAAAAAATTGAAGCAGTTGCTAAGGGTTTTGAGGTTCAGAGTACTGAGCTTCAACAAAAGCTGGAAACAGCAGAGTTGGCTCTCGCTGAGCAAACAGAGAAGGTTGAGGCATTTGCCGCAGCTGGTGCTGTAAAAAAGAGCGTGGATCCAGAAGATGATGAAGAAGTAGCAGAAGAGGCACTTGCCAAGTCTGCACCTACTTCATTCTGGAGAAATACATATTTGCCACAGGAGTTAATTAACTCCCTAGGTTATAGGTCATAAGGGAGGATTAACATATGGCATCACAAGAAGAAATTTTGGCAAAAGCCAACGAAGTCACTACAACGGTGGTTTCAAACAGCAACCCAGTCAGTGGTGGTGGTGGACTTCTCTACCCAGAGCAAGCTAATCGCTTCCTTGACTTCGTTGTTGATCAGTCAGTATTGATGAAGAACGCACGAGTAATTCGTATGCGTACTCCACAGATGGACATTGACAAGGTGTCTGTCGGCACTCGTTTGCTTGCAAAGGCAACCGAAGCAACAGATGATGGCGCAAACGCAGCTGTCACATTCAGCAAGGTATCGCTTTCAACTGTAAAGCTTCGTCTTGACTGGAATATTTCAACAGAATCGTTGGAAGACAACATTGAGGGCGCTTCACTAGAAGACCATATCGCACAGATCATGGCTCGCCAGACAGCAAACGACCTTGATGACTTGTTTATCAACGGTAATACATCGTCAAACAATGGTCTTATTAAGGCTCTTGATGGTTTCAACAAGCTTGCAAGAACAAGCGGAGATGTTGTAGACTTCGGAGGAAATAACATTTCCCGTTCGGTCTTTGACAAAGTTCTTCGTACCTTGCCAAGCAAGTACTTGCAGCGCCGCAATGAATTGCGATTCTTCACAGGTCCAGGACTTGTTCAGGATTCAATTTATAGCTTAGGTAATCCAAACTCGGCAACTGAGGCAACAGCAGGCGCACCTGCTCCAATGTCAACAGCTGGTGAAATGGCGTTCTTGCAAGGTTCAATGAGAGCAAATGGTGGTCCAGGTGCAACTGGTCTTTCACCATTCGGTATTCCTCTGATTGAAGTACCTTTGATGCCAGAAACCGCAACTGGTGACTACTCTGCTGCAGCAGGCTCACATGGTTTTGTGGAACTCACATTCCCTAACAACCGTGTAATTGGTATCCACCGTGACATCACAGTGTACCGCCAGTTCAAGCCAAAGACTGACACAATTGAGTACACACAGTACATGAGAGTTGCAGCCAACATTGAAAATGCTGATTCATATGTAATCGGTAAGAATGTTAAGTTGCGTTCACTCTAATTTAAACAATTAAAGTAGATATTGGGCGGGGTTCACAAGAACCCCGCCTTTTATCATATTTAAATTGATTTAAATTAACATAAGTGGTAAGATTGATCATATGACTAACAACGAAACAAGTGTAACATCCGAAAAAATTAATAAACCGAAGAAAGCTGTAGCAAAGAAAGTTGCAGTTAAAAAAGAAATCATTGAAGAAAACATTTCTGAAGAAGGAAAGGTTTTGATTGTATTTGAAAGCGGAGCTGGATATTCAACTGCATCTGGATTCCGTTTTTCACAAAGAAATAAAATGGGCTTGCTTCCAGCAGAAGAAGCCAACTTGCTTCTTGCATTGGATAATTTTAGATTACCTAGTGATGAAGAAAAAGAAATGTATTATACTAATCAGGAGGATTAATAATGGCAGGCAATCTTACAAACTATCTTGAGAATAAACTTATTGATCACTTCCTGGGTACTACTTCGTACACAATGCCAGCAGATGTTTATGTAGCGCTATTTACAGTCGCACCATCTGATGCAGCTGGTGGAACAGAAGTTACTGGTGGTTCATATGCTCGCAAAATTGCAACATTCACCGCTGCTTCAAGCGGTGCAACATCAAATGATGGCAATATTGACTTTACAGGAATGCCAGCAGTAACAACTGTAGCAATTGGTATTTTTGATGCAATTACAACTGGAAACATGTTGTTGTATGGAACACTTACAACAAATAAAACAACAGATGCTGGGGATACTTTAAGAATCGCAACTGGCGATCTTGATATCAGCATTGACTAAGGGGTTTTGATGCTGAGAAGAGAATTTACAGGATCTGCGCTAAGAACAAATTTAAGTGCAAATATTTCAAATAGTGCTTCTTCTTTTTCCGTAACTGACGCTGTTGGTTTTCCATCTGGATCAAATCCTTTTGCAGTAGTTGTTGACAGAGGAACATCTGATGAAGAAAAGATGCTTATCTCTTCAAGAAGTACAAATACTTTTACAATCCAGATTCGTGGTTATGATGGAACAACCGCAAGATCACACACATCTGGTGCATTTGTAGACCATGTTCTTGACGCAGCGACTATTCAAGACATGAATACAACAACTTATGACAATGAAGTTTTAATGTGGATGGGGGCATAAATGGCAAATCTAGTTCCGAAGTCTTTATATCTAGGTAATTCAACGGGTTCTAATGTTTATACCGTTGCAAACACGGCTGGTAATTATACAATTATTAAATCAATAAATATTTGCAACACAAGCGATGCAGCAAATGCTACAGTTAGTATTCATATTCTAACAGCAGGAGCTTCCCCAGCAAATAATAACAAGATTATCAGCAATGCTAATGTTATTAAAAGTGATGTTTTATATTACAACACATCAATCGTTGTACCAGTAAATAGCAATGTTTATGTCTCATCTAGCAATAGCTCTGTAACCTTTAATATTAGCGGAGTAGAATATGCCTAATCTTATTAATAGTGGTGGAACTGGTGGTTCTGGTGCTTCTGCAATTATAACCTGGGACACGACAAAAGAAGAGTTTAAGATTGGCGATAAGTTTTATGGGTTTCAGTACTACCCATCAAATGCAAAGCTGATAGTTCAAGAAATCCTTGAACCAGGTACGATTACAAATGAATATGACACTGGAACCAATGTGGTGTCAATTCCAAAACATAGATTAGGGGATACTTTTACTGCAGATAATGAGTATTTTGATCCTTCAAATCATGATATATATAAAAACTGGTTAACCAGTCAAGCTGAATTAACATTTTCTTGGTATACTGGTAACGAAAAGAATTTGATAGTGGAGGTTGTATAAATGGCTGCAATAGATCTTGGTAGACTCAGGTTCTACCATCAGGGTACTTACAATAGTGGTACTACATATGAAATGAATGATGTTGTTACATATGGTGGTAAATCCTATGTATATATCAATACAACCAATGCAAGCAACAACCTACCAACAAACGCTACATATTGGTCAAAGATGGCAGATGGTCTTGCATCTAGAGGTGCATGGGCAGCAAATACTGCATACTTCCCAGGGGATATTGTTGTAAGCGGTGGAAGTACATATCAAGTATTACTTGCTCATACATCTGGTAACTTTTTGCATGTTGATATTTCTGCAAGCAAGCTTTCTTCATTTGTTTCTGGTTTTGATTTTAAAGGTGCATGGGCAGGAAATACTGCATACAAAGTTGATGATATTGTTTTCATTAATGGTAACGCATACATTGCGACAGCGGAGTTTACCTCTAACGCTACAACATTTGCTACTGACATAGCAAACTGGGCACTGTTTTCTCAGGGCGGTACTGGAGAAATTCCAGTACAGTCTGGAAATGCAAACAAGGTTTTAAAAACAGACGGAACAGATGTTTCATGGACAAACGCACTAAGTATTGTTAGCGCTACCCTGTCTGGGGCACTGACTGCAAATACGGTTGTTAGCAATGTAGTTACATCTAACGCAAATATAGTTGTTGCAACAAATGCACTTGTTGGTGCAAATGCTGGTGCATTTGCAAACACATTGACTAATCCAACAATTGTTGTTCAATCAAACGCAGTAGATTACTCACAGATTGCTTTTAGAAACTTGGGAACAAACGCAAACAGCTCAACAGATATTATTGCGTATGCTGATACAGGCACTGATGATGCTGGCTGGATTGATATAGGTATCACATCGTCAAACTTTAACGATCCATCATTTACAATCACTGGTGATCATGATGGTTATGTATTCCTAGAAGCCCCAGCAAACACTGCAGGAAACGGAAACCTCGTTCTTGCCACTGGCGGTAATGGAGCACAGAATAAAATCATCTTTGCGGCAGGCGGTTTGTCAAGTGACAAAACTCAAATGGTTATTACTCCAAACACATCTGTTGCAATCAATATTGCAACCAACTCTACAAGCGCAACAACTGGTGCGTTAACTGTTGCTGGTGGTCTTGGTGTTGGTGGTAATGTTTACATTAACGGTAATACCAATATCGTTGGTACAATCACCGTAGGTGGTGGTGCGTTTCAGTCAAACAACCTGACTGTATCAGACCCAATTGTATTCATGGGTAATACAAACACTGGTGATACTTTTGATCTAGGATTTGCTGGTAAGTTTAATGATGGATCTGTTAAGTACGCAGGTCTTTTGCGAGATGCATCGGATAGCGGAAAGTTCAAACTATTTACAGGTTTGACAACCGCTCCTTCATCAACAGCAAACTTTGCTGCAGCAGCAAGTGCATCGCTAGTCTTGGCAGGTGTTGAGGCAAGCGGAAATGTTGTAATCACATCCAATGTCGCTTCAGCAAATACAACATCTGGATCACTCATCATAACTGGTGGTGCTGGTATCTCTAACAATGTGTTTGTCGGTGGAAACATCTCAGTCGCTGGAACATCTGCCCTAGTAGGTGATGTAACTATTACTGGAAACGCAACAATCAGCGGAAGATTGGTTGTTAACGAGTTGTCAGAAGGTGCTGCTGCGGGAACAATTTCTACAAATGTTCTTACAGTCGCATACACAGACACACTTGTTTCATATGTGCCAGCCCCAGCTGCTAACTTTACTGTTAACTTAACTGGTGTCCCAACAACAAATGATCGTGTAACAACATATACTGTTTTCGTAACACAAGGTGCAACTGGATATATCCCAAGCGCTTTCCAAATTGATGGTTCAGCGCAAACTATTAAATGGGCAGGTGGAACGGCTCCAACTCCAACATCATCTGCTGGCAAGATTGATATATTTAGCTTCTCGCTCCTTAGAAATGCAAGCAGTGCATGGGTTGTCTTTGGGGCAGCAAACTTAAATTACTAAATAGGAGATATAATGCCATTCTTTAGCAGTATCAAATCAAGAGGTCCATTTGGACAAAAGGGTGCAAAGGTAAAACTCACCGCTACTGGTGGTAATGGTACACAAACAATTGGTGCCTACAAATATCATACATTTACATCTAATGGAACACTGACTGTTCTTGGCACTGGTCCAATTGAGGTTCTTGCAGTTGGCGGTGGTGGAGGCGGCGGTTCTGGTGTTGGAATTGGCGGTGGTGGAGGCGGTGGTGTTATCGCTTATAACACATACATTTGCTCTAGTAACTTATCAATAACAATTGGCAACGGTTCTGGTGCTGGAGGAGTTGGTTCAGCCAATGGTGGTCAAACAACGGTAACAGGCACTGGTATTTCAATTACGGCGCTTGGTGGTGGTGGACAGCAAAGAGGTACTGCATCTGGACAAGTTGGTTCTGGTGGTGCATATAGCGGTATTGGAACATCACCACAAGGACTTACGAATGGCAATGTTGGCGCTGGTGCTGGATTTAGCAGTACTTCAGACATGTCAACTACTGTAGCTAATGGTTGGTTAATAGACTCTGACACAGCACAAATAACACAGATGTCTGGAATGACACGCCTCTCGTCAGGTGGTTCTATTGGACCAAACCCAAACCACGGTGGTTATTATGGCGGTGCTGGTCCTGGCGGTGGGACTGGTTACGGTGGTAGTGCAACATCATACGGATCGGGTGGTGCAGGTGGAACAAATATGAATTATCACTTCACACCAGGTGGTTCTGGAAGAGCTGGAGTTGTTGTTGTGAGGTATCCTATCTAATGTCTTTAAGTTATGCTTATGTTATTGATGGTGTTGTTCAGAACATCGTAGTTGCTGATGTCGCATGGGTTGATGAGCAAGAAGATAAAGAAAACTATATTCAATACTCAGAGCTCAATTATGCATTTATAAATGGTCCATATATTGATGGTTGGTTTTATGAACCAAAGCCATACCCGTCATGGTCTATAAATACAGTCACTAAGCAATGGCAGGCACCAATTGATAAACCGATTGATTTAAAAAAATGGTGGGATTGGGATGAGGATAGCCTTTCCTGGATTGAGAATGTAAATTTTATATGGGATCAATCAGCACAACATTTTGTATTTTCTGAATCAATCTGATTTGCTGATCTAGTATAATATATAATATGGCAAAAGATTCTGTTCTTGAACATGTCTATGAAGTTTGTGATGTTCTAACACCTACTCATTTAAAATTGCTAACAGATACAGTAAAATCAACGACATTTCCTTGGAGTTTTTTACCAAACACTCATACTGATCTCACAATCAATCCATTAAACACATATGGATTAGTACATAATCTTTATGACTACAAGACTCAGCCAAAGGTAAGCGAACATTGGGGTGTTTTTATAGCTCCGCTTCTTGTAATGATTGATAAAGCTGGCTTTGAGTTTCATTCTCTACTTAGAGCAAGGGTTAATTGCACAACAAGTAATGCTATGCCCCACCTAGGCTACCCTCATATAGACGATCTAAATACTTTAGATATGTATAGTGCTATTTTTTACATAGAAGACTCTGATGGTCCAACTATACTTTATGACCACATGCGCAAAGAGATTAATCAAGATCAGCAACAAGATGCCTACCCTGATATATTTTTTAATGTTGCGAAGAATATTGAGCCAGTTAAAAATTCAGGTGTAATTTTTAATGCTAATATCTACCACAGCGGCATGCTGCCAGAAAAACATGCAACTAGAACGCTAATTAATTATAATTTTACAGGAAGACCTAAGTGAAAAAAATTATTGTAGTCGGCTCAGGTACGGCTGGTTTGGTCTCTGCACTTTACATTAAAAAAATGTTCCCAGGGTATGATATAAAAATCATATCTTCTTCAGTAATTGGAATAATTGGTGTTGGTGAAGGCTCAACCGAGCACTGGCGGGAATTTCAAACGGTTGTTGGTATTAATAATATAGATATGATAAAAGAAACTGACGCTACCCATAAATATGGAATTCGTTTTATAAACTGGACCAATCATACGCCAGATTATTTTCACAGCATATCACCATATGGAAAAATTAATAAGGGAAACTTTATAGGAAGTTATGCTTATGCTTTAAAAAATAATTTATTATTAACAGATACTTTTTCATCAAGAGGTCTAAGGCATGATTTGATTGAACTAACAGATGATGTACATATGAATACAAATCAATATCATTTTGATACTTTTAAATTAAATACTTATCTTAAAAAGATTTGCTCTGAAGGGGGGATTAAGTTTATAGATAGTGAAGTTGTTTCTTGCTCAAGAGATGGTAGGAACGGTTTTATAAATTCAATTCTTTTATCAAACGGTTCCTTGCATGAAGCGGATTTTTTCTTAGATGCAAGCGGATTTCATAAAGTTTTGATGAATCACTTAGATGAACCAAACTTTGTAAGTTACTCACAGTATCTTCCTACAGATGCAGCAATTGTTTTCCCAAAACAGCACGAGAGTGATGGTTTTATAAATCCATACACGAAAGCTACAGCAATGAGTAGCGGTTGGATGTTTGAGATACCAACTCAAAAAAGAAAAGGTAATGGTTATATTTATAGCTCTGCTCATATTACGGAAGAAGAAGCCGTAGAAGAAGCTTCTGGTATTCATGGCTTTGCTATAGAAAATTATAGATCAATCAGATATAATTCTGGTTATTTAAAAAATAGCTGGCAATATAACTGTATTGCGATAGGTCTTTCAAGCTCATTTGTTGAACCATTAGAGGCTACTTCAATAGCAACCACTATTCAACAAGTAAAACTAATATGTTCGTATCTGCCTACATTCACAGAGCAAAGCAAAAAATCTGTTCAAGAATATCACAGAATTATGGATTCTGTTATGGAGAACATTCTTGCGATGATATCACTTCACTATGTTTCTGACAGAAGAGATACAAAAATGTGGTTGGATCAATCCAAGAAGCAAAAACCAGGTTTACTAAATCATCTATTAGATATTTGGAAAGAAAGATCTCCTGAATATCAGGATATCCCAACAACTGGTTTTGAATTATTTCATGTAAATCATTTTTGGCATGTTGCTCAAGGGCAAGGTGTTTTGAACAAAGATTCCGCTACCGCTCAACTAGAAAGTTATGACCCGTATAACGAAGTTGATAAATTTTTAACTGAATATAGTGTTAGAAGAAAAAAATCAAGATTGGTTGATCACGCAGAGGAGCTAAGAAACTTGCATAGACCAGCAAAGCCAGACTCTGATGGTTGGTGGGCATGGGATGAGGATACTAAAAAATGGATGTTTTAACACACGGCTCTTTCCCACGATCAGGAAATCACTTACTAAATACTGTCCTTGAGTTCTCGTACCCATTATGTAACAAAAAATGGATTGAGCATAATGCATGGCTGTCTTTAAAGTCTGAAAACTTTATTTCCGTGTTCAGAGAGCCAGTTGAGTGTGTTTCTTCGTGGATTATCTTAACAGAAGATTACAGAGCTGATCGGTGCAATAGGTTGCTGAATTGGTATACACGATATCACGAGCTTATGTTTGAAAATTATAAAAACATTATAATGATAGAGTTTAATAATTTAATAAAAAATCCATCTATTGTTAATGGTTTGATATATGAAAAGTACGGCATAAAAAACACATATGACATTGAAGATGATTTTTATCAAACTTATATGGATGTAACATACCCAGAAAATGCTCCATCTAGGAATACAGAAATTAAAAAAAATTTATATGAAGAAATATATTCCGTAGAAGAATATCAAAAATCTTTAAATATATATAATAAAATTAGCAAGAGGTTCTCTTAATGAATTATAATTTTGTTCAAAACTTTGATATCAAGAAAATTAAAAAAATCGTATCTTCTTTTGATAAAGAATGGTCTATTGATCAATATCGTCAAAAAAATATTGATAGTCATTCTAAAACAAAATCTTACTATATATATAAAAAAGAAATTAATTTTTGGAAACCAGGTATGGAGTATAAAAAATACCTTGTTTCTGACAATAAAAAATTAATTAAGTATATTGATAAAATTGTATTAGAATTAGAAAAAAAATGTGACGGTAAAGTTGGTCAGTGTGTTCTAACACTTTTACCTGCTGGTGAAATGATTCCACTCCACAGAGACAATGGTGCTTATCTTATCGTGTCAAGAAGACACCATATTCCTATCATTACAAATGGCAATGTTTTGTTCTATATTAATGATGAATTGAAGATAATGCAAGAAGGCGAGTGCTGGGAGATTGATAATAACAAATCTCATTGTGTGATAAACGCTGGAAAAGATGACCGTATTCATTTAATTGTAGATATTATTCCTAATAGCTAGATTGGTCATTAATGATGAAGTTAAATGATATTAAAGTTGTTTCAAAAAAATGGGGAAATAAGAGTTACTGGACTAAGACGAATATAGTTGAAGCTTGGGCTTTCATGACCAAGATCGCCATCATATTCCCAGGTCTATTGTTTGGGGTGCAATTTTGGTGGTTATATATATTTGCCCTTGTATCAAGCTTGGCTTTGATTCTGACATCAACCATTAAAACAATGCCAACAATTATTTGGTTTAATATTGCATGGGTATTTCTTGCCTCTGCTTCAATAATCAAACATTGGTTGTAATTCCAATTACTTATCAATAACTTTAAAATTTTTGTCAAATTAACTTTATATAAGTTATAATCTTTATGTGAAGATTAACTTTCGTAAAGGCTCTTGGGCGATACTCCCTGCGTTAATTGTATCTTTTGTATCTATATTTGTTTCTTCCCCATATGCAAACGCAAATTCTGTTTCTATTCCAAATGCAGGGTTTGAAGATAACACTTTTACTGGCTGGTCAAGAGGGTCGCAGACAGGAAATCTTGGGGCATCAATTAACGGAGGCGGCACTGGAGTAACCATATTTAATGGCTCAAGAACATTTACTCATGGTCCAAATGGCGCAATGGGAAGCCCAACAGTTAATGGTGCGCCAAATCCGTATTATGCCCCTGCAGTTGCTGCGGGCAGCTGGACATTTTCTCCAAAAGATGGAACATACGCTGTTGCTCTGCAACCAAAAGGTGAACAGACATTTAATCAAGCAGCCGCTGCCCTTGGTCTTTCTGGCACAGACAACTCTGCAATTAGAACCATGCTTGCACAACAGGCTGCTGCTGCTGGATTTGGCGGTGGTAATCCAACCGATGCTGCATGGATTACTCGTGAAGTTCAATTAACTGCGGGGGTAGTTTACACGATGTCTTGGAATTACATGGCAACTGATTATGTTCCATTTAATGACGGCTCTATAACATCACTTGTCCCTGTGACCGTTGCATCAACTCCAGTGATTACAGTTAATAATTTTGAGCAGTCATACGCCCTTCTTGGATTTACAAATCCAGGTACAGGAGACTATTCCACAAACTCCTACGGTGCTACTGGTTGGCAAGTGTCAACTTATGAAGTTTCTGTATCGGGAACATACAAACTTGGCTTTACATCATTTAACTTAGATGACCAAGGGTTGCCACCAGTATTGATGGTTGATGATGAAATAGGCTCAACGCAGAAATGTGTTCAGGGTGGATCTTGCGAAACATTTGGCGGGGTTGATCCAAATAATGAAACCGCTCCAACACTTCCTCCAACCACTACTACGGAAGCAACTACTACTACAACTTCTACGACTACTACGACAGTTCCACAAACTACGACAACTTCAACAACCACAACTTCAACTACGACAACTTCAACAACCACAACTTCAACAACTAGCACTACCAGCACAGTTCCAGAGTCAACTTCTACAACCGAGGTGGAAGTGACAACTACAACCACTACAGTTTTTATAAATACAACAGTGCCCCCAACTGCTCAACCTGAGGTTACAAATCCACCAGAAACGCCCCCAGAGGCTCCTGAGGAGGTGTTTCCACAACCCAGCCCAGATGTAGTTCCAGATCCAGAACCTGCTGCAGAAGAAGAGCCTGAAGAAACCACAGACTCAATTTCTGAAGAAGTTCCTGTAGACACCAGTGTGCCAGAAGAAACAGTGACTACTGATCCAGAAGTTGTGACTACAACTCCAGAAGAAGAGACCACAACTACAGAACCAGTTGATACTGCGCCTGAAGAAGTGACCGCAGAAGAAGTAGCGGTAATTCTAGAAGAGATTGCAAACGCCTCTGTTGAAGAAGTTATTGATGTGCTGTCTACATTAAGCATTGAGGAGGTGACAGCGGTAATTGAAAATATTTCAGTTGAACAGCTCACTGAAGTTCTTAACGACCTTCCTGCAGAAGAGGTTATAAATCTGATTGAGTCAATTGATTCTGCAGAAGCGCTTGAAAATATTGTTGATGCAATCAGTGAAGAAACAATTGATCCAGATACGGCAATTGCGGTTATTGAAAACGGTAATTTTGAAGAGCTACCAATTGAAACAGTGTCTGAAATCTTTGCCGCCATTGAACCAGACCAGTTTACCGAAGAGCAGAAAACAGAATTAGCAACAGCACTTACTGACGCTCCTACTGAAGTTAAGGAATCATTTGAAGAAGAAATTGACATCTATGGAGATGGGTTTGATGACTATACCCCAACAGGTTCTGCTATTGATGTTGGAACTCGTAAAACAGTTTTGGCAGCTGCAGCAGCTTTAGCTGCATCGGCAGCGCTAGCACCTGCAGCGCCATCTAGCGGTTCGTCTGGTGGTCCATCTGGTGGATCATCTGGTGGTTCTGGTGGTTCCTCTGGTGGAACAGAAGGTCGTTCCAGAAAAGAAGAAGAGTCAGAAGATGGTTTCTCTGGAGAAATTGCAGGTCCAGGGGAAGACGATGGTGAAGATTTTACAAAAAATAGTATCTACAGGTATTATATAAGGGAGGGTAAAGAAATGAAAAAGTTTAATTTGTTTGGTTTTAGCAAAAAGGTGTGGGATATTACTGCTGGATTGGCATTTACCCTCGCAGGAAGCCTTGTAGTTTATATTACACTTTCTGGTGTAACACAGAAAATTGCTGGAATTGCAACATTAACAGCTATTCTTGTGCATTATGTACATGAAATTCTAAAGAATGACGAATAAATAACTCTGAGATATAATAGGTATTGACCCGTTGGGGTAAGGAGGTGGTCTTTTGTCTACTTTGTTGAATGAATCAAATAAAAAAATGCTCTCGTCATGGGCGAGATCATTTATTGGAGCTGCTTTGGCTGTCTATATGACAGGCAATCATGACCCAAAAGCAATTGCTACAGCAGGTGTCGCTGCTATTGCACCAGTAATTATGCGTTGGTTGAATCCAAACGATTCGGCTTTTGGAAGAACCAAGTAGGTTAAGACAATGGCACAGATAAAGAATATTCTACTCAGAATACTCGCTACCTTCGCTGCAACTGGCTTAGGTGTTGTCGGTGCTGGATCAATCGCAGGTGTCCCGCTATGGAAAGCAATTTTCATGGCGGGCATTGCGGGCGTTGCGTATGTTGTTGAAGGTTTGTCACGAGCTTTCCTGGATGATGGTAAACTTAGTATTGAAGAAATCAATAGTGTTTTTTCTAAGATTGACAAAAAAGCACCTAAAGAATAAGGAGATTAAGTAATGGCTAAGAGAACAGAATGGGATTATATCGTTGAAGTAAAGATGCCTGTTGCGCTTAAAGGTGTTGAGCCAGGTAAATTACATGCAAGTTTGCTCAGGGATATCCCAGGCGGTGGAAAATTGTTTTATCTTGCTGCTGATGCATGGTTAGCAATGGTTGAGGCTGCAAAAGCTGATGGTGTTGAGCTTAAGCCCACGAGTAGCGGCGATCTATATCGCAGTTATGAGAGCCAGAAGGCAGGATTTCTTACTCGCTACACTCTTGAGAATACAGGAACTGGATCAACAAAAACTTTTGAAGGCAAGACTTGGTACTTGAAGAAAGGTATGGCGATGCTTGCCACACCTGGTAAGTCACAGCATAACCTCGGCTTGGCTGTTGATATTGCTAACGCTTCTGAAAAGAAAAGAATTAATTGGTTGATTGCTAATGTTGAAAAGTTTGGGTGGAGTTGGGAAGTGGTTCCTTCAGAGCCTTGGCATATCCGTTATGTTTGTGGTGACGCAGTTCCTCAAGCAGTAAAAGATTATGTTGCTCGTAATCCAAAGCCAGGCAGTCCTTTTGGTTCAGTAACAGAGCAAAAGGCTGCTGCTGAAGCAAAGGCAGCAACCCCTGCTCCAAATAAAGTAGCTGCTGCATCTAAGCCAAACATTGTAAAAGATAATAAAGGTTCTGCTGTAAAAGAAGCACAAACTCTTCTTGCAAAACATGGCTTTGCTTGTAAGCCAGATGGTGATTTTGGACCTAAAACACAAGATCTTGTAAAGCAATTTCAAAAATCAAGAGGTCTTTCAGTTACAGGTGATGTTGATCAAAACACTTGGGCTGCGTTGCTGGCATAACCAATCTTTGATAATATCTTATAGGAGATATTATGGCTGCAACTAGAAATATTACTATTTATCAAGGCGATACTTATGCTCATGAGCTACGCATTAGAAATAGTGCTAATG